ATTATAGCAAATGAATCAGAAGGAGTCAACGCTGAACCATCGTTCGTTGCAATTGAAGATCCTACAGTTAACGCTTCAATCTGTGCTTGCTGATCAGAAGAAAGAAGATCTTTCTTTATGTAGAGAAGGTTGTTAAACTTACCTTCGTTACCAGTTCCGTAGAAACTCTTGAAGTATGCTGCGCCAGTTCCACCAACATTCCATCCCTGTGCAGGACCGCTATAACCAGAAGCTCCCGGCAGATTAGAAGATGCTGTGGGTCCGAAATCTATCTTAACTGCTGTGAATGAAGAAACTTCTGCGAAATCGAAAGATTCCTTAGCTGCAAAATTGTAGGAAAGGAAATCTATTTCATCAGCTGGGTTGCTTATCAAAGTGTGACCAACCATGTCAACTCTTCCTGCTGAAGAAGTGTCAGTTGGATCGTAATCGTCAAGAGCTTTTCTATTGAGAGCTACGAACAATCCTGTAGTTGCAACGTTATTGTTTATGATAGTATCGATAGAGTGATTAACACCGTTTCCGTCAACCAAATCTGGTATCAAGCTACCGATGAAAGATCCCAAAGATCTTACGTCTGGTGAATTCAAGAACGCTTGAATTTTATCTTTCTTCAAACCGTTCGTGTCAAAGTACGCAGAGAAAACAGGATCGGAACTCAGCTGAGAATAGTTAGTCCAATCACCCTGCACAAGATCAACTTGCACAAAGTATTCAGAAATGTAATCGAACTCTCTCAAATACGAAGGAACGTTAGCTGCTCCGTACCAATCCCTTGCTGTTATGTTGAAACCAGTGAGATCACCAGTTTTTCTAACGATAACACTGAATGGAGTTTGACCGAGGTTGACGAAAGAGAGAAGCTTACCAGCGTCAACAGAATTTTCCACGTTTGCGAGGAAGTACTGTGTATCTGGGAAGTAAAATCTTTCCTTGTTGAAGAATGAACTATAAAGTTTAGCAACAGTTGCACCGTTAGCTTCGGTTGTGCTCAGTGAAAAAGATCTGAAAACATCCATGTCTGGGTTGGATGTCTCTTCATCATCATTGAGAGGCATCAAAGCCAAAGCGAAGCAAGGACCAGTTTCTAAGCAAGTGAAAAGTGATCTGTGGAAAAAAGAACCTCTTGCTTCAAGAGTTGTATCTATTTCACCGAAAATTCTTTTCGCTGTTTTAACATCCTTACAGAAGACTGGGGCGTTGATCGGTCCTTTCTTGGAGAAACCAATTACCAATCTTGTTGTCTGTGTATTGAGGACGATGCTCTCTGACTGGTCAAATTCTATGGTGTAAACACCAGATGCTTTGAATTGACTGAGATCTAGTCTGATTTTCGCCATGTCTGCGTCTTATTATTTTATTCAATTTTTCTATATATTCGTTTTTGGGTGAAGTTTTCTCACATAAACTCCTTCACCATTGAAAAATTGCTAGTATCTGATTTCTTCTCAGATTCCAAAATTTTATACATCAATTTTCTGAAATTTTCGCTAGATTTGTCTACGATTTCTTCTATTACAATTGAGAAATCGTTAGAATAAACAAAGGGTGCACAGAAGACAGTAGTCATTGCAATATCGTCATTTCCGGACTGAGAAGAATATGTTCCTTTGTTATTTATCCCGAATGCACCCATCTCTTCGTAAGAATTTTCCTCAGTCAGGATTATCCTCTTCTCGAGTATGAGCTTTCTCAAATCCCTGCAGTATTGCATCTTGTTGTGCTTGTTGAGTTTCAATCCAAGAGATGCATAGATGTGCTTCTCGCTATGTCTTGTGTGCAAGAACATTTCCTCAAAGAAATTCTCATTCTTTTTCAACAACTCGATGAAGTAATCTCCTTTAAAGTTCATTTCCAGTGCTACGGATACATGTTCAGGTTTGAAAACTTTGAACAACAGAATTTCTGCTATTCTTGCAAGATCTTCAACTCCGTGCTTATTTGATCTGAAAAGACCCACCTGCACGAGTCTGTAGAAGGCTCTTTCATCTTCTGCTCTATCCTTTCTTATTCTCCTCATCGAAGCTAGACTCATTTCCTGTATTCTGAAGATATTGATAACGCTTCGGTCTCTTCCCACACCATCTGATGTGTCAATAGTGAACAGGAACCTGTCAGTCTCTTTTATGTCATCGAGGTTGAAATTTGGGTGCCATTTCAGATCCTTGTAGCCGAGATCTTCAAGTTCAAAATCCTCGATTTCTCTCCATACAAATTTCTTTTTGATCTTGGTGAAGAATTTGAGAGAATCAGATGTTAACAGAAGAGTATCTCCTGCAAGAAACTGGTTCCCATATTCCTGATTGAAAAGTTCCTCTGATCCCAAGTTAGCTATCTCTCTCCTCTTCCAAGCCTCGTCTCTTCCGGGTACTTGCCACCAATCGACTCTTAGTGGAGTGTACTCGTTCTTACCATCTTCACCTGGAGCTTTCATTGCGTTAGCATAAATTTCCCAGAATTTATTTCTACCGTTAGCTGTTGAAGTTATGATAACTCTTGATATCTGTGAAGATGAAAGTGTTGGATAAACTGAACGGTAGAACGGTTCAATGAAGTTATTATGAATGTGAGCGAACTCATCCATGAAAGCTAAGTGAATAGTGAAACCGATAGCAGCTGATTTTGTTGTTGATTGAGCCATTATTCTACAACCGTTATCAAATTTCATAGTCATAACGTTGTTCTGCTCAATGCCAGGTTTCATGAAAAACGGTAAGCCCTTTATCACAGTTTTTATCTTATCCATGATTTCGGCTGCAGTTGCTCCCTTGTTAGCAAGTATCATAACATTCTTATCGATGTTGAAAAGAATGTACCATGTTATGAATATACCAGTCATGATAGTTTTACCTATCTGTCTGGATGCAAGGAAAACTATCCATCTGTTTTCCTGATAAGCTCTGAGTACTTTTTCTTGGTAGGGTCTGAGAGTGATTTTTTGAACTCCATCATCTGTCATAGATACACAGTACTTGTTTGCAAAGTAAACAATGTCTGTTGCACAGCGGGCAATTTCCTTGAGTTCTTCTTCTGAATAATCGAATATCAAGTCACCTGCTCTAAAATCTATGTCAACCTCGTGAAACGGATTTCCTCCCAATACAGTTTCTCCATTAACTATTTTATCCCTTACCTCTTCCACCATTTTGGTGTTCCATATCTTAGTTTTTCCGTGTGGTTGGGAAAAATTCACCTGTGGAGTTGGAAGATTCCTTCTCGGATTCTGTATCATATATCATTTTCTTTTTCATTCACATCTTCAAATCCTTCTCTGCTTGAATTAGCTTCCTTTATCATCGTTTGAATCGTGGACATCAATCCCTTGGTTCCTCTGAACCTTGTGGTTTCTTCTCTAATTTCTTGAGCCTCTGCATCATGAACATGTGTGACAGTAGCTGCATTGGATTCATAATCCATCTTGAGATTTTTGTAGTTGTTCTCAAGTATTATCATGAACTGAGCTAGATGTTTTACTATTTCCATCTTGGATTTCTGCAGAGATGAAAGCACTTCGAATGTACGATCTCTAACTCCGCCTGCATCTATCTCTTCTAATAATTTAATAATTGCGTGTTCGGCTGTTTTCATTTGAAAGATCAAGTTGGAAACTGTCATCTTATCGATAGACATTTTTTGATTAACATAATCGTGTTCGAAAACAAACTCTTTTGGTAGATACAAGAGAACTACTGATTCTACAACTTCTTCGGCTTTCTGATCAGCTTCAACTTTTATCAGTTCGTAATTCAAAGGTTTTATTGTGCTCAACGCTGGCAGATCGTTCTTTCCCACTTCGCTTATAGCAGGAATTTCTGACCCCAGAATCATAGACTCCAAATCTTCAGAAACTTTCTTCAGATATTTCATCTGCTCATCGTTTGGTTTTTGATTCTTTTTCATATAAAGTGTTTAGTGTGTATAGCTTATATAAGGAAGACGAGACTCTGGAATTGCATTATCGATAACGATAGCTCTGCTTGCATCCTTAACGATGTTCTGATTGAGAACGAATGGCTGCTTATCAGTTTCTATTTTCTGAGACCAGACTCTTATGTTTGTGAGCAGCATATCAGAAGCTGGTATTGCATAGTTAACTGTTGTGGATCTGTCTTCCTTCGATATGTTATTAACCGTCTTTCCGTATATCAACCTCAGATCCGATGTAGCTGGTAGATTTGTAGTTTCATTCCACTGTATTTCCCAAATGTTCAAAGTTAACTGGGAGAAAAGATTGCTGAACGATACACAAACGTTGTACCATTTGTTATCTGACAGTTCAGGTTGTGTGTTAGGGAAAAAGAAATAGTAAATCTGGGAATTAGCAAAAACTCTAAAGTATCTCTTTTCAAGCAGATCAATTCTCACTCCCTTTCCACTATTCATACAATCTATGAACACTCTGGGGAATGTTAGCTGAACATTGAAATCAGAAAACGATTTCCACGAAGGAAACACCCTGTTGAGATGCGATAGAATTTCATATGAGAATTGTATCTCAATTTCCTTGTCGTTCACAACCTGAATAACTTCACCGACAAGATTGAAATTGCCTCCAGAAATTCTTCTAACAGATACCATGTCACCGAGATTGAAAGTGTGTGAAATATCGTACTGAATTCTGCATGTCAGATTATCTTCATTGACATTTCTCAGCGCTGATGCAGAGCTGAACCTTTCATTTTTCTTGATGTTGAACCATGCCGAGTATGCTCTATCTTGCGATGATGTAAATTCACCGAGCGCTTTGTACTTCACCAATTTATCCTGAACTCCCTGTGTCAACTTAACAGAATCTGACAAGTCGTACTGGTACTCTGCTATCTTCAAATAGTAGTTCATCACAGGAACATCTGTTATTTTTATCTTGTCGAACAGATACGATCTAACAGGATCCGATGTTGTTGTAGTCTGCTGGAACTGTTGTGGATTGACTGTATCCGTTCCTTCATCCTTCTGTTCTTCACCAAAAAATTTTTCGACGCTTGGTGCTAACGCTTCAAGTGCTTGAATATCAGGATCGGTTGTCATGTCAACATTTGCTTTTGGCAACCATTTTATCAACGTTACTTTGAAATAGAGAGGTTCGTTCATGAAATCCCTGAACAGATATGAGCTTGAAACTTCATAAATTCTATCAGTGTTTGGAAACCAGATAACATCCCTTTTCTGTGGTCCAGCACCATCACCAAATATTTCCTGAAAGTAATTCTTGTCTATCTGTATTTCAAACGGCATTTCGAAATCAACTCCAAACGGACCCATGTTCAATTTGTTATCGGGAAATTGGTTGTTTGGAATCACAACTTTCATGCACTGCATCTTATCATGCTCAAATAAAGAGTACTCCATGAGATAGACATCCTTGCTTCTTCCTTGTGGAAGAACTCTGTAGTACTGAACTTCATGACCAAATAATGAGTTCACCATTAGATTCAAATCCTTGTAGAGCCTTATAGCTCTATTCATCTTATACGGATTCCACTTGGCGCCTGCTTTGTAAGTTATAGGGAATGCATAAACTTTTGATTCATCTTGCTTATTAGCAGGAACGAAACCGTCTTCAGGATTCTGTTCAATAGCTGTGTACACTAGCGATACACCAATTATCTTTGCAGGCCCACCTGACATCAGAGTGTACCTGAACTGGAACCAGACTTTGTTTGGCTGTTTCCATTCTACAGCGGAGAGAATAGCATCATTCATTTCAAAGTACTCCGAGAATGTTTCGTTATCATAGGAGTACCTGAATTCTTTTTTGAAAATTGTACCAGATCCGCTGTTAACTAAGTTCTCGGTGTAGCCTGTAACTTTAGTGATGTTAACGAGTGGATCAGAATATGCTAAAATCACATAATCTCCAGATGTGTAAAGTTGATCTTGCACTATTTCAGTCTTATTTTTCTATATATCGATTTGCACACTACACATAAAAAAGGAAGGAAACATGAAACTGTTTCCTTCCTCTGTGTGTTCAGAATGCCTGTTTTCTGAACTAAGAATCTTTTACTATTCCCTGGCTCTTCAGGATCTTTTCAAGATCTCTGACTTCGTTTAGAAATTCATCCCCAAAGAATTTAACTGAATCCTCGTATTCCCTTCGTGACATCTCGTACTTCTGACAGTACCATTTCACCATAGCTTCACTTGGAAGATTTTTCTTCTTATCCTCAACTGCTTTTTTCTTCGTCTTTGCAAAGATCCAATTCGGTTGAGTTTTATACAACTTAGTTAATGTTGTGTGCCAATAATCTGAAGTTGCTGCACTATTGATTCTAAAATGAGAGAGAACACTTACTTGTATAGGGTACTTGATAGACAGGAATCTTCCACACATGAAAAAATTTCGATGCTTATCTGTGTTTTTTACTTCTTTCCACTGTTTTTCATTAGCAGTAAAAAGCAATTTCATATAATCAAACAATTGCATGTTGTTTCTGAATTTCTATGTTAAAATTTTTTACTTGATTACGGGTTATTCTATTTCTAGAACAATTGAAATATTTTGCGGCCTTTTCTATTGAAATAAACTCCAAAATTTCGAAATCAGATTTAGCGATTATTTTATTTCCACGTTTAGAATTTCCTTTTTTTCTACCTTCTAAAATTGCATTTATGTGTTTTTTATCTAATCTTCTACCCGTTAATGATTTTGAAATGTTCGATCGATGTTCGTCTGTTCTTTCTTTCATCTTTTTTCCTCTGTGGCTTTCACTCATTTTCTTTCTAGATTCAATAGTCATTTTTTTTCCATACATGCCGTTATTAGATCCGGTTACCGCTGCTCTTATTTTTTCTTTAGTTTTTTCTGAATGCTTATACAATCTTTCATGCTTTTTGAATTTTTCTAAATTGCCTCCTATTCCACCATCTGCAAGATTGTAACTATTTGGATTTTCTACTGCACTGGTATTTTTTATCCAGTCTTTTTCCTTTTCTGAAAGTTCTTCTAGTGTAGAGCAATGTTCTAAAATCTCTTTATGAAAATTTTCTTTTCCGTATTTTTCAATTGCTTTTTTGATAGCTATTCCAGATCCTAAATAAGATTTTGAATTTCTTGCATCCTTTCCGATGTACCATTTTCCATTTTTGAGATTAGTAACTCTATAAATTACCATAGCGTTTTCTTTTATTTATCAGAAAACGGATCCGAATTCTCTCTAATAAATGTTCTTGTCAGTTGGTTTCAGCTCCTGCCATTGTTTTTCGTTAGCAGTGAACATCAATTTTGTGTAGTCGAATAGTTGGATCATATCCAATTATAGAAGAAAAGAGCGGGAAGTTTTTCCACTCGATTAAAAAATCTTATCTTTAAAAATATTGAGGAGCGTCACGATGAACTGTATGACTAAAAATATTGTGATAGCTCTAGTTTTGAACTGTTTCAGATCATGCACTTCTTTGACAAGTTCCCTGAACTGTGTCAGAGAAATTACATCATCTATTTTTTCTTTCCAAGCTTTGAGTTCGTCAACTTTATCTTCTCTATCCTTGATCAGTGCAATTTCCTTCTTAATGTCTTGGATTTCAGAATTAAGATTCGAAATTCCCTGACTAAGAGTTCCAAGCTCCTTTAAAACGAGCCTGGAATATTCATTCCATCCATTCTGTGATCCGGTATTAGTCTCCATCTCTATCCCAATTTGTTTAGTTGACACTCATTCATGATAGTTTCATGTTGAGATTTTATCTTGCTATATAACTCATCAGGAATTGAATCCTTTTGTGAAATCATATCAGAAAATAAGCTAAGCGTAGATTCAATAAGAGTAAGATCCCACGTAACTCCTATCACTCCTATTATTTTATAATTGTAATCACGGAGAGGTGAACATTTAGTCCACAATTTTCTACCATTGTGATCGAAAATGTACTTAACTGTTTTTCCAGATAGTGCTTTTTTGACTTCTTTTATGGGAGCCAAATTTTCATCTGTAGAGTCGAAATATTCATAGAGAGTCGTTCCTATGTATTGTGAAGGTTGTTCAATTCCAGCTTGAGGAAGTTCTCCGCCGTTAGCAAAGAATTTGAGTTTGTTGTCCGCCATCCAAAAGAAAACTGGTAGAGGAGAAGTCGAGAGAAGATTCTCGAGAGCTTCTTGTTTTCTCTTCAGCATGAAGTCTCTGTCAGTCAGAGCATCTGTAAGTTCTTTTAATCTTTGTAGACTCATCTATCTCGGGCACGTTTGGGCTTGAACCCTGGATAAAATGCTTATATAGCTTGTATGCATCTCACCAGATTAGTTCTGATTATTTATCATCTATGAGCAAAAAAAATCAAAAATTTTTGCCCATGAGACTGTTTCTCAGAATCATCTTGAACTCCTTTTTATCAATCCCGAACACCCGTATGACATCTTTCTCCTTGTGAATAGATTTCAACTTTTTGAAATTTTTTTCGTAGGAGACTTCGTAATACTGTGTGGCACCCTTTTTCTCAGAAGGGAGAATCTTCAGTATTGTCATTTAGTTTGCGAAAGTATAGTTTGCAATTTGAAAACGCAAGCTAGCATTGAGATAGCAGGATCTATCACTTGCACTCTCTGAGCTTGGTGCAAAGCTATCTCGTACAGTATCTGTGGTAGAGCTTGAGTTTTTGATGGATAGTTTTCATGAAGCCAGTTTGGAAATTCTTCTCCGAGAGCTGCTAACACATCTTCTACTCTAGAACCATACTGCCCAATCATGAAGATGTAATTGTTGTAAGGATCCGGTGATCCAGCACATAGCTTGAAAATATCCTCGAACGACCATTCAGTTTTCTTTATTGCATCTGCATCAAGAACCTTGACGCCCGATATCTGAATGGCTTGTATTCTGTTGAACAATTTTCTCATGTCAGGAAAAGTTCTCTTGACAAGTTCTTCAAGTGCATCCTCAGTAAACTGTATTTGCAGTTTCTGAAGAACGAACTTTGCTCTTTCTTTCTGTTTCTGATAAACTTCTCTTTCCTCATCAGTGTCAGTGTAATCGAAATTGACAACGGTGAACCTTGATAGAATTGCTTCAGGTATTTTGTTGATGTAGTTAGTTGTTGCTATGAACCTTGCTTGCTCTGCGAACTTTTCAATTGTTCCTCTTAGTGCTTTGAAAAACTGTTCAGAAACACCTTCAACTTCATCTAGTATGATGACTTTGAATGCTTCTTCCCCGTCCATCACTGATATAGTTGAACAGAATTTGTTTATCGTTTCTCTAACAACTTCCACAGAAGTTTCATCAGAACAGTTTATATACTTGTAAGGATGTTTAGATGCTAGAACTTTAGCCGCTGATGTTTTTCCCTGACCTGGTCCGCCATGAAATAGATAATT